ATATATCATGAAATTAATCATATGTAAAATGGAGCCTCCACCCAGAGTTGAACTGAGATTAGATGCTTACAAGGCAACTGTTTTACCATTAAACTATAGAGGCAATAATGGCTTCGGGACATGGATTTGAACCACAATTAACAGGATCAAAACCTGTTGTCCTACCTTTAGACGATCCCGAAACAATCTTTCTTATCGGTTAAGCCTAGCTCTGCGCTCTTCACGCTCTTTGTTGTTCATATAAGCAATATAATCCTTAGTGGACATATTGGCAGGATCTGTTTTAGAGCTCGAAGTACCTGTTCCCATAATTGGCTTAATGGGTGTAGGAGCTGTTCTTCCCTGAGCTTCTGGTCTAATCAATGAGGCTATTTTGATTCCTGCTTGAATTGGATTCATACTAGCTATTTCATAAGCTAATGCAGGATCTTTACCGAGCTGATAAGCAATATCAGGACCATTATCCAAACCCAAAAGCGCCTGTCTGATGGTTGGATTATTAGCCAGTCGAGCATCTGATGTAATGGTTTCAATAACTGAATCATAATCAGGATATTTTGCTCTAGCTGCCGTTTCTGCTGTTTCTATTTTTGCTTGTTGAGCAGCAATCCTTTGATGCTGTTCTCTTTGCTCATACTCAGCCGCCACTGCTTGCTTTGCTTCTTCAATTGCAGAGATTCTAGTGTACTGCATCATTGCATCCATGTACCTAGGATCATACTGACCCCCAGCAAAATCAGCTGGATTAGGAGGTGAAAACTTAGGTGTTTCTGGTTCGTTTCTTGGTTGTAACCGTTGGAGCATTTCCTCTTGTTGTGCTAGAACTTTCTCCAGTCGTTCAGCTTGTCTACGAGCTTCATGCTTGTCTCTAGTGAGCTCATCAATGCGTTTTTTATACCAAGGATCTTGTTTTTCTGATGCTTCAGACGCTTCACCTTCAGATCCTTCAGCGTCAATTTCAGTGTTAACCTCTTGAATTTCTTGGGCCTCTGCCTCTGGTGCAATGTGCGCTTGAATTTCATTTTCTTCACTCATTTGGAGTTTCTCCTGGTTTTGCTGATCCGGTAAGTGCCTGAATATCAGGCTTTTTTGTCATGGCTCCAGTTGTTCTTCTAGTCGCTTTTTGCGGTCTAGGAGCTGGTCCATTTGCTCCTTGTGGAGTTGGTTGTGGCATTGCACCTTGTGATCCACTTGGCTGCATGACCATTTGTTCTAATTGTTCGTTTTCTTCATTTTCTTCAGGCATATCCCTAGCGCCCGATTGCATGATCATAAGAGCGTCCATTGCTGCTTGTTTGTTAATATCTAAATTGGCTTTCATAACTTCAACATCAGCTTTCATGCGGTTTGTTTGCGAGTCATACCACTCACGTTCCATTCGCTGAATTTCAAGCAATTTTTTCTCTCTAAGATCTTGCATTTCTGCGCTCATGTGTTCCATCTGACTAGCTAATTGATTCATAGCTTGCTCTGCTTGAAGCAACTGTGGATCTGCTTTATCTCCGGCCTTGTTCACTTGTTGAATCTGTGGCGGTAACATCGCTTGCAGTCTGCGGCTAATCTCTTCAGCACCAGGCCAATCCATGTTCTTGACCATCAAATCACCAATCAGGCCAAACAAGCTAGGGTTAGCTTGCGTTAAGCTCAACATCATTTGTGATGCTTCATCTCGTTTAGTGGCATAGCTTGGACCAGAATCACAGACAACATCATATTGGCCAATAGTTGGGTTAAAAATCGAATCAATTGCAGGATTATCTGTTCCAACAGATGCTTGTGGAAGGTTTGGATTAAGCTTAACTGTTCTTGGTGATCCATCTTCTCCAATGATCCGAGCCACTCTGGGTCTGTCATAAACTTTAGGAATCATGTCAAGAATCACTCTTCCGCATTGACGGATTGAGCGGTTTAGGTTGTCTTGATAGTGGAAAGTGTTTGTATCTGCTTGCTTTTGTCGCAAAAACAAAGCACGTCCCGATACTTCGTTGGACTGTGCGCCTAAGCTGGGTTGATAGATGCCCATAGATTGCATAATGTCATTTTCAGCAAGCTGAATTGCTTGCATGATTGCACTTGATGCTTGAGGAGGCATTGCGCGTTGTGGAGGCCCTACTGGTTGACCCGCAATATTGACGGGATCGTATTCTAAGTAAGCAACAGATTCTTTGTTTGCTCTTCCCCAGTTGGGATCTGTTTCAAACTGCCCTGCAACACCAATAAAAGGAGCCTTTGGAGATAAGGCTACATTTTCAGCGTTGGCTGACAAATAATAGTTGTACAGCCTTTGAGCGTCTTTAGCATTGCGAACAAGACCTGCAAGGTAGCGCCTTCCCTGTAACCATAGCTCATGGCCAATAACAGGAATAATTGGAATGTACTTACATGGGATTTCAGTCTGTTCTAAGATTGTGTCGCCAGTAACCTTGCACCACATGCAGCGCTTTACATCAGCCATTCGGCTCGTGCCGGTTTCTGGGTCTTGAATCTCTTGCTCTTCATGCTCTAGGTAATAATACTCAGCAACTCGCACTGAATCTTCAGTGAACCAACCTTGAGCGTCACCATTACCGGCTGCATCCCATTGCGTTTCCGGAAGGTCTGGATACATGCGCTTAAATTCATCTTTTGCCATTTCTTCAGCAATGATGCACCACTCAGCGTCTGACCCATCAGGTTGTTTGCTGTGCGGGTCCATGTACACCTTAAATGGATCAGGCACTCGGTCAATATATATCTCTTGATCAAAACTTGTGTCATCTGCCCAATCGTTTCTAACTCTAAAAAAGCCCAGACCTGTATCAACCTGACTTTCTACGGCAGTGTCATAAGCAATAGAAGCGTTGCTGTTATCTTGGATGTGTCTGATAAGGCCCATGAGTACATCAGCGGTATCTTGATCAGCACCAGAATTAACAGGACGAACACGAATAGATGGTGTATTTTGACGTATCTCATTAACCACCTTATCTCTAAACTGAAGTAGTCGATTTACCACCAACATGGGTCGTTCCTTGCCTGGTCGGTTACGATCATACTTCGCAGCCTCTGGCCATTGATCACCCAGACGCGCAAAACGAATATCGTCCATCATCTCTTGACGGTTCTGAGCCGTAAACTCAACAGCTGTAGCAAACCGTTTTCTGATGGTTTCTAATATTTCTTCTGTGCGAGTTTCAGGCTCTGCGTTGTTGCCTAAGTCTTCAAAAATGCTATCTGCGTCTAAGTTCATTATGTTGTACTCTCTTTAACTCATCCAATCGCCACCACGCATACCGTCATCAATACGTTTGCGTTTAATGTTGTCGTTTTTCAACTGATCAACGCATGTTGCCAAATATCTAAAAGCATCAGCCCCATGAGAATACTCATCATGCAGAGGACTTCCTGGTTCTTCAGTTCTAGCATTAATTGATCTTCTGTACCGCTTTAAACATTCCTGCAATCGTTCGGTTTTTACCTTATCCATCCACAAACGCGGAAACATCATGCGACATAACTTAATGCCATGCTCTACATCACCAACCGGAATGATCTCTGTTGACCATCCCATTTGCTCTAAGAGCTCTTGAGCTGATTTTCCCGTTTTGTAATCTTTTGTGACACCGTCATGCGGGAGCCACATTTTTCCCCAATTGTACGGCTTCTGCTTTAATTGTGTGCTGTACCAATCAAGCGTTTGGTGTGAGTTTTCAATATAATCAACAACCCTACATTCTGATCCAGACCTCTGTGCAATGATAATTGCCATGCTATCGTTCCAACCAAGATCCCAAATAGCGTGCGTTTTTAACACTGGGTCATGATTGCAAATAGTAATGCGGCTTTCATCAAACATTTGCTGAAATTCTTCAGCGTATATTGCCCCATCCACAACGGTTTTGGGCTGACCGTTCCAAATGTTTTCGTAGTCTTTAGGGTTTGTTTTTAAACAATGCAATCGTTCTTTTTCAAGAACTTCAGGAAACCAAGGATTATCATTCCAATTAATTTTAACGATTAAAGAATCAGGAGGTGGATTTATAATAAATCTTTTATAAGTTTCATCAGTATCCAGATCAGGATTAAGAGTAATCCAAATTTCTGATTCAGGTTTGCGTATTGTTGGAATCAAAATATCCCATGATTTTTTGGAAACAGTTTGTGCTTCTTCAACCCAAACCCTGTCCACACCTTCAAATGATTTAATAGACTCAACTGTATGACTGGCTAACCCGGCAAAACTAAATTCAGAGCCGTTTTTACCTTTAATGGCGGACTCAGTTACTGAAAAGAAATAGCCAAGATTCATCTCTTGGATCTGATCCACCAGCAATGTGTGTACCGATTGTTTGATTGACTTTTGAATTTCACGCGCACAAAGAATCCTTAATGGTTGTTGAGCAGCTTGAATAAGTAATGCTCTAGCTGATGCCCAAGACTTACCAGAACCTCGTCCACCGTGATAGCACTTAATTCTGTGCTTATTAAAGATGGCTTTAAATTTTGGAGGAAACTTAACTTCAGTCTCCAAAGTTCACCTTTAAAGAATGTTCAACAGGTCCGCCATCAGCGCCTGTAATTTGTTGTTCAGTCCTAGCCAGTTTTGGCACGTGATACTCAACAACAGATTGGAACATATAAAAAGCTTTTTCAGGGTTTTCTTGAGCAACCTGGTCAAGCCATTGCTCTAGTCTGTGCGCGTTGTTATCAACAAACTGAGCAATAGCCTCACGGGCGGCCTGTGTTGCCTTATTTGGTTTACCGGCCCTTGATGTTGGATTTTTATTTGCCATTTCAGATTATTTCACTTTGAAATTTAATCATCTTCACTTCTAGGAAACCATTGGTCACACGTATCCGTTCTTTGAACTATTATTGATTCTTGAGTTGTATGATGATCAAGAACACAACGACCAGGACTAGAATCAAATCTAACGACATCGTAAAACTCACAATTCTCACAAATCTTATC